GGCGCCATCATGGGGATCACTTCCTACGATACAGAGGCGGATCTTCCTGCCGTGACGACAGATGATAACGGCACCATGGCGCGGGTCACGGATGACGCGACCGCCAGCAATAACACATTCTGGGTTGTGATCGACGGCGCATGGGAGATCGACACCGGGCTGGTGAGCTTCCTGCAAAGCTATGCCGATGCGGCGGAGGGATTTGCCGGGGATGCGAGCGACGCAGCGGCAAGCGTGGAGGCGGCGGCCGCGCAGGTCGGGGTCTATATCACGCTACCCGCTCCGACTAGCGCGCTCAATCGCCTTCTGGAACTCAATCTCTACACAAGGGCGGCTGGAGTCGACATCGCATGGCCCGCGAACATGCATGTTCGTGAACTTGCTGCCAGCGCGAGCGATCAGTTCCGTTTTCGGATCGGCGGCGGCGACACTGTAACTGGCGACGGCGGCTATCCGCAGATCGCCGCTGAAACTTCGAATGCAGCGGCGGCGGGAGCGACAAGCGGCGGGACGCTGGCAAGGAACTACGCAGGGCTGACCAGCGAAGATCAGCTATTGCTCTACGCATCCGATACCTCGCTTGGCGTGCCCAAGGGCACTGTGATCGGCACCTATCGCATCAAGTTCGACGGTGCGTCATTCGGCACCTACTTCCCCTTCACAGTGTTTGCATATGCCGCAGGCGGGTTGAAGCGGTCCCGTATTCTGCCGACTGCGGTGGCAACCGCAAACACGCGGGCCGTGGCCGAGGATGTGCTTCGTTCCGAGCCAGACGATACGCCGTTCGTATCGACCGTGCCAGACACATACATGCGCTCCATCGTGGAGGATTTTTATGTCGAGCGCGGCGTGCCGGGGCGGCCCTACGTGCTGCAATACCGCACCCGCCTTTCGGGCTCGCAGCGACAGATCGGCTTTCGCCTATACGACACAGTTCGGGAAACCATTGTTGCCCAAGTCGGTGAGGCCCGTACCTATGATTGGGAAGATGACGTGCCGGAGAGCATGTCGCTTTCCAATGCAACTCTCGGCTCGCCTATCGGCGGCGCGGATTATGTCGGCGTCGAAGCTACCGTCTTCATCAAAAATTCGGAGATCAACTGGACGACTACCGACTGGACGACGGTAGCCGACCCGGCCTTGGCGGGCATCAAGCCGGATCGCGTGCTCTCGAAAGAGCGTGTGCGCGATATGATCATGACCGGGCAGGGCATCCGCAAGAAGTTCCGCACTTTCGGTACGGGCGGCGATTTCCCTACTCTCAAGGCGGCTGTGGATAGCCTGTTTGCCGGGCGCGTGCTGGCGAGTGTCACGGATAACGATCCCGATAACGTGCAGCGCGCGTCGTGGCCTTTCTCCGACATTTGCACGCCCTCTCACCAATGGCACCTCAAGGCCATGCCCGGCCACACTGAGGACTATGCCGCGCCTTCGCCGGCCGGGGTTGGCTATCGACGCGGCATTCTGTGCTGGATGGGCCTCACGATCGAGCTTTTGGCTGACACCAATATTCGCGCGACCTATTCGGGCGATGGTGTCTATCTGATCGATTACAACCTTGGCGGACGGATCATCATGCCGGCGGGGGCCTTGCTGCGAACGGATGATCCGAACAATGCTGTCGTTCACCAGGACGCGGCATCTGCGCTATCCAAGCCGTCCGCAGCGAACGCGAACGACAAAACCGCAGGGCAGCAGTTCTTCGAAATCTACGGCTTGGTCGCAGGCGGCGGCACCTTCCGCAGCGCGATATTTCCGTGGAGCGGCGGCACCTCGGACGGGCAGGACATCATATTCGACGGGCCGGTCATGGAAGTCACAGGAAGCGGGCAGAACTTCACTACGCACACTTCACCGAACAATGCGCGCGGCGGGCGCTACACTTTCCGCAATGTCACGCTCAAGGGCGGATCGAAAACGATCAGCCTCGTGACCAGCAACACGGTTGCCGCGAAGCACGAGATTGTAGTCGAGAACAGCGACGTGACTGCCGTCTCGGGATCGGCGGGCTACGTCCGCGTCGGGAAGAACGCGGACACCACCTATTCGAACATGGAACCGTGAGTCGCCCCACCAACCCAAATCACAACACCAAGGAGACTGAAAAATGACGCCAACCGAACGAATTGCAGACATCAAGGGACACCTTGAAAAAACGGAACGCCACATGCGCAAGATGCACAAGTCGATGGAAGAGGGGCTTGCCGAGCATGGTCACCTTCTCGGCCTTTCCGAAGGCGATGTTACGGCATTTTCAGGCGGAAGCGGAAAGTTGCAACCGCCCCCGGACGGCGACACGGGCGGGTAATCGTGGCCAGTTACGGCATTACATGCGCGCTGGCAGTCCTTTACGGATTTCTGGCGCGGAAAGACGAGCGAGGGGTGTTTACCGCATCCCTCGCTGTTTTTGCCGGATGGGTGATGTTCAGCCTTTCGTGGTCTGAATATTCCATCAGCGCCTTGACGCCCCTGTCCTACGTAGATGTATGGGCAGTGACAGATCTGGCGATTGCGTCTATCATCCTCATTGCCGCCGGTCCTAAATGGTGGGCCATGGCATTGGCTGGGATATTCTGGGCTCAGATAGCGATGCATGTTGCGCATCAGTACGGCGGTCTTGAATTCGCGCCCTATAGTGTGACGCTGGACACATTATTCCTCGGCCAGCTTGCAATCTTATTCACAGTAGGCGGAGGGAAAGTTGGCGATATACTGCTTAGTCGTGTTAACCATGTTCTTGATGCTTTGCGTCCGCCTTCGGCAGCGACGCAACAGGAAAAATAGGCGCTGAATATGGAGTGGCTACCTTCCGAAATAATCGGACAAGACGCCGGGGCGTGGTTCAGGCTTCTCGTTGTCTTGGGGGTATTCCTCTTGGGCTTCTGGAAAGCGCTGCCGTCCGTTCTGGATGCATTCGAGCGCAAGCAGTCAGGCATCGAGCTTCGCACAGAAGCGCTTCTGGACGCGCAGGCCAGACGGTTTGAGGCG